TTGCTGGGGTATGCCCATGGGCAGTACCCGTTCGTGATTCATCGCCGGGAGTTCCTGTCCCGTCGGTTGCACGACAGCCGCGGCATTCCGGAAGTGGGCAAGCCGTTGCAGGATCAGATCAAGGTGCACAAGGACAGCCGCATCGACGCGGCGTCTCTGGCCATCTTGCCCCCGATGGGCTATCCGGTTGGACGCCCCCCTGCCCGTTGGGGTGCAGGTGCGCGTATTCCGGAGCGGCGTCCCAACGAGTACCACTTCCTCGACCGGCCGATGCCGGACGGCAACACCGAGGCGAGCGAGCAGCAACTGAGGAACGACTTTAACCGTTACCTTGGGTTCGCGTCGCAGACGGGCGATCAGCAGTTCGCCCTGATGAAGAACCAGTTCGAGACCGACAAGTTCATGTCGAGCTGGTCGAAGGCGTACCGACAGGTCTGGTCGCTCTATCAGCAGTACGGGTCGGAGCAGGTCTACTTCCGGGTCGTCGGCCTACGCCAGCAGGAGGCGACGCAGTTCATCAAGGGCGGTCAGGACGAGGAGTACGACTTCGTGCTCAACTACCAGATCGAGGCGATGGACACGGAGAAGACCTTCGAGAAGATCAAGCAGATCGCCCAGATCGTGGCGACCGCCGATCGCGAGGGTGTCGTCGATTACAGCGAGTGGCTGCAGGCAATGATCGAAGCCATCGATCCCACGATCGCCGAGCGGATCATTCAGCCCAAGGACGTCGGCCAGCAGCAGGTGGTCACCGACATGCAGGACATGCTGGCCAAGATCTACGCTGGTCAGGATCAGGACATCAAGATGGGCACGCCGCCCGAGCTTGGTCTCCAGATCATCCAAGGCTACGTGCAGAACGACCCGGTGGTGCAGCAGCGTCTGCAGAACCCGCAGGATCCGTTCGGCAAGCGTATCGAGAAACTGACCAAGCAGTTGCAGTTCCAGATCACCCAACGACAGAATGCCCAGATCGGGCGGCTAGGAGCGTAAATGACCAATCGCGAGCGGGAGGAGTTCCGTCAGCAGGCCGTCGCTTCGGCGATGTCGCAGCTGATCCCCAACACGAACTTCCAAGAGTTCATCAGCGTGCTGCGTGAACAACGTGAGGTCATCATCGAGGACATCTGTCGCGACGATAACATCAAGAGTGACCGGGCAACGATGGCCTTAGTCGGCGAGCTTCGAGCCCTGAAGGGCGTCATCGCGGTGTACGACGAGTACAAGCGTAGGGAACAGATTTGACCGTTGACTTAATCCGGCGACATGCACACCTCATGTTTACCGGATGATTCTCATTCGGACTTGGCGGCTTCACCGGCCATAAATGGTGATGATGTTAGTTGGTTAGGTGGCGGCTTCACCGGCCCTGATTGGTGATGAACTGTTAGGGACGGGCGGCTTCACCGGCCATGATTGGTGATGAGTAACACTACTGAAGCGGCTTCACCGGCTTCCAATACTGGTGATGGAGACAAGTCGGGCAACGTATCATTGACGCAGGCGGCGGCGATGCTCTTTGCGAACGCGCAAAAGGCAGAGTCGAAACCCGCGCCAACCCCTCCCGCGGAGGACGCTGCCACGGAAGAGCCCAAAGCTCCCGAAGCGACAGAGACAACCGCGGAAACAGCAGAGACCGCACCCGAATCCTCTCAACCCGAGGCTGCCACGGAAGGGGAAGAAACCCCAGAACCCGAAGCGGAAACGGAGAAGGAGGACGTTCCTTCCCAGAAAACTTCTTCGGACAAGGAGACCCGGATCCGAGAGAAAGTCCAGAAGCGCGTCGATGAGGAAGTGGCAAAGCGCAAGGCGTTGGAGGAGCGATTGGCCAACTTGGAGGCCAGCCTGAAGAAGGCTGAAACCGACAAGGCCAATCCCCCACCCCCGATGCCCAAGGGCACCCTGCCCTTGGCTGAGTACAACGACCTCGCTTCCCTGCAAAAGTATCAGGAGCAGGCGAAGCAGGCAGCGCGGTGGGCTGAAGATCAGCTGGCCCGAGACGACATCAGCGAAGGCGTCACGATTGGGGATCAATCCCTGAACCGTGATCAAGTTCGCGAAGTCTTGAAGAAGGCCAAGATCGCACTCGAAGACCACATCCCGGCGAGGCAGAACTTTCTCCTCACCAAGGCACAGGCATCCCAGCAAGCCGTTGAGATGTTCCCGTTCCTCAAGGATCCCAACTCGGAAGACTATCAGGCCGCGATTCAAGCCTATCGGCTTAACCCGTGGCTTCAGGACTTACCCAACGCCGACTTCATTGTGGGCGTGCAAGTGGAAGGACTGAAGGCGTTGCAAGCCCGTCGGGCTTCAGTGTCCAAGTCATCCAAGTCGGCTGACGCTCCTGCTCCGAAACCCAAGCCCAAGATCACCCCGACGGCCAAACCGGCGGGCGATCAGACCGCGGTGTCATCCGGCACCTCGTCTCCGCGCATCCCGTCCGCCTCGGTGGCACGCAATGCGTTGGACGCGCAACGGGAGAAGCTTAGACAGAAGGGCGCCGTAACGGCCGGTGAGGCCGCGGCACTACTGCTGCGTAGCGACCAACTTCGTACCAATCGTTAACTACCATGGCTCAAACTACTACTTACAACGTTGCGGGGGATCGTGAAGATCTCACCAACTTCCTCACCATCCTCGAACCCGAGGATTGCCCGAAAACGTCTACCTTCGCCAAGACGACGAAGGTGACCAATACCCTGCAGACTTGGCAGGCCGACACCCTCGCGGCTGTTGACTTCTCCGGTGTGCTGGAAGGTCAGGACGTTCAGGCGTTCAACAACGAGTCCGCCAACCGTGCGCGATTCGGCAACTACATCCAGACCTACCGCCGCCCGTGGATGGTCTCCCGTCTGCAGGAGGCCAGCGATCCCGCCGGTATCTCCTCGGAAGTCGCTCAGTCGAAGGTCAAGGCGATGCGCGAAATCAAGCGCAGCATCGAGGCGTCCATCGGCTCCGACAACGACATGCAGGCCGACAACGGCGTTGTGCCGTGGAAGACCCGCGGTCTCGGCAGCTGGATCCGCGCCACGGCGCAGAGCACCAACCCGGTGCCCACGTCGTTCCTCACGCCCGCGGCCAGCATCGACACCACGGCGACCGGCTCCCTCACGGAGTCGATCTTCAACGACGTGTTCCAGTCGATCTTCCAAGTGAATGGCGGTCGCCGTAACTACACGCTCTTCGCCGGTCCGTCCCTCAAGCGGGCGGTCTCGAAGTTCCAGCGTGTTGAAGGCGCCTCCGGCACCACCAAGACCTATCAGGTCATGCAGGATGCCAATGAGGGCAAGGTCACCCTGAACGTGACGATCTATGATGGCGACTTCCACACGGTCACCGTCATCCCCGACATGTTCAACGGCCTGCTCGACGGCGCTGACCCCTCGGTCACCACCAACCAGCAGAAGGCCCGTGGCTACGTGATCGACCCCGCGCTCGTGGGGCTCGGCACCATGCTCGGCATGCAGGCTGATGAGCTGGAAGATCAGGGCGGTGGCCGCCGTGGCTTCGTCTCCACCTCGCTGCTTCTGGTCTGCAAGAACCCGAAGGGTCTCGGCAAGTTCGCCGCCTCCAGCTAACCCTAAACCAAGGAGACCACTACAATGGCTAGCCAAACCATCACCATCAACGATGACCGCGTTTCGCCCCTTTCCGTTCAGGAAGAGGCGGGCACGGGCTTCTCGCACAAGTTCACCGTCCTTTCCTCGGACATCGCCCTCGCGGCGGCCAACGGCACGACCGACACCGTTACGGTGACGATCGGGTCCACGCCCGCCCGGTGGTACGTGAACCGTGCGCTCGCCAACGTCCGCACCGCGTTCGCCGGTTCGGGCGGTCTGACCCTCGCGGTCGGCACCTCGGCCAACACGGGCGCGATGATCGCTGCGACGTCGGTCCTCACGGCCGGTGTCATCAACGTCGCCGGGTCCGTGGTCGCCAATGCGGCCCAGTCCACGTCCACGTCGGCCGCGACGCTGCAGCTGCTGTTCACGAACTCCACGAGCGGTTCGCCCAGCGCCTTGACCGCGGGTGCCGTGGATGTCTACCTGAGCTTGCAGGACACCGCGCAGCTCCCGTAAGTCCTTGGGGGGCCGCTTCGGCGGCCCCCCTTTTCCTTTCATGATCCAAGAAGTCGGCGACAACGAAGTCATCACCTCGCTGCCGGAGCAGTTCCTCCGGGAGTTCGAGAACGAAGTCCTCGGCCGAGTGCCGCAGGAGAAGGTCGAGGCTGGCCTACGTCAGGCCAAACTAGCCCGCATCATGAAACAGGCTGGGTCGAGTTACATCCCCGGCGTGGGTCAGAAGATTGCGGAGATCGATGCCCGTCTTTACTTCCGGATGATGCAGTCGTTCGGCCACGAGGAGAACTGGCTGAAGGATATGCTCGCTGACAACCCGGAGCTGTGCGCTCCCGGGTATCGGCCCAAGAACAACGGGCTTCGGCACAGCAAGACGTTCGTTAATGGGAAACCTGTCTAATGGCCAGAACCCGCAACTACTCGGACTTCCTGAACAGCGTCGTGCAGCTGATTGGGATTCCGCCGTCTCGTCTGACGACGGAGGTTGCGGACTCGGTCAATCAGTTCTTCAATAACGCCATCCGGGATGTCTGGTTGTCCACGCAGTGGATCGACATCTGCCCCCGGGGTGAGGCGAGGTTTGTCGGCGATCGGCTGACCTACCCCAACAATCTAGCCAAGACGGCCTACTGGTCGTCCACTGGGCTCACGGTCACTGGCAATCAACTGGCGAACCCGTTGGACGGTTCGGTCAATGCTAGCAAGCTGATGGAGACGACGGCCAACTCGGAGCACCGGGTTGTCCAGAACGTCACCTCGTTCTTCCCGTCCCAGCAGTACAGCATCGCCGCTTACGTTCGGCCCAACGGCCGGAGCAACGTGCAGCTGGTGGCGTACGACGGGGCCACGACCTACAGCGCGTTCTTCAATGTGGCGGCCGGGACGGTCGGCACGGTAGTCAACGCGACGGGCACGACGATCACGCTGCAGCCGAATGGGTTTTACCTCTGCCAGCTGAACTTCACGGCGTCGGCCAACGCCACCTCGTCCGGCGCGTACAACTTGAAGCTGTCGAGCGACGGCAGCTCGGTCAGCTACACGGGCGATGCCGCCAAGGGCGTGTACGCGTGGGGCTGCCTCGTTCAGCAGCTGACCAATGTCCCGATCAGCGACCTCACCATTCCGTGGCAACAGGTTGGTGAGGAGACGATCGAGGCGGTATTCGACGTCTATCAGGCGTCCCCGGCCTCGGCCTTCTATCCGCGCTCACAGGGTTACCTGCTGACGCAGGACGGCATCCAGATGGTGAACGGCACGTGGGCTACCTACGTGGACGGCGTCAACCAGAGCAGCATCTACGGTGTCTTGCCCTGCAATCCGGTGTTCATCTTCTACCGGAAGTACCTGCCGATGTTTACCGGCACGGACTACTCGGCCGCTACGGCCTACGCGGTGGACGCGCAGGTCTACTTCACCGACGCGGCGAACAACGGTAACTACTACAAGTGCGTGGAGGTGACGACCCCCGGGGACAGCCCGAGCACCGCACCGTCCAAGTGGGAAGTGATTCCGCTCTACACCGTCTTCTTCCAGTACTGCGTTTACCGGGCGTTCGCCGACTGGCTCATCTCGGACGGTCAGCTGGACAA